AAATCGTGACATAGATATTAAGAGAAGTTCAGACTCGACTGCCGATTATTTTATAAAAAAATATATGGGCACCGTAGTTGATGCAAACGATCCTCTAAAACAGGGTCGATGCAAGATCATGGTGCATGGACTATTTGATACTCTTAAAACTGAAGATCTTCCATGGGCAAACCCTAGTACAAAGCCTACATTTTTTGGAAAAGAAGGCGCTGCTAGTATTTCAATTCCTAAAAATGGGGCGCTCGTTGTGGTAACATTTGACCAAGGCGACATTTATTCGCCAGAATATTCCCAATTACAGGAACTTGCAGCAGATCTTCAAGAAGAATTAAAGAAAGACGGCGAATATCTAGGATCCCATTTTATCTTATGGGATGGAGATGAACAGCTTAAATTGTGGTTTACTGTAGGAAAGGGACTAACCTTTGAAAACAAAAAATCCAGAATTAATATTGCCCAGGACTCAACCATTACAATTGAGCATAAAGATACTGAATCTATTATTGAATTAGAGGGTCCAACTATTAAAATTGTTGCAAATTCAACCGTTGATATTACAGCAACATCAGAAGTTAGAGTAACTTCCGAACAAGTATGGCTTAGAGGAGATTTTACCAGACTTGGTGCAAGCGGTCTAACTGAGCCAGCAGTTATGGGAGACGCCCTAATGGCAACAATTGAATCACTTGCCTCTATGATCGATGGTAAGTTACCATCTACCCCAGGCCTAGCCAAAGGCGTTGTAAGTTTGGCAAAACCGTTAATTTTATCAGATACCGTTACCGTAGGTAAGTAATTTAGGTATATTAATTATAGTGAAAGACTATTATAATATACTAGAAGTAGAGCGCGGATGCAGCCAGGACGATATTAAAAAGGCATATCGAAAACTTGCCATTAAATATCACCCTGACAAAAATCCTGATGGCGATTCCAAATTTAAGGAAATCGCTGAGGCTTATGGTGTATTAGGAGATGCAGAAAAACGCAAATCATACGATCGCGGCGGGTCGGCTGGATCTACATTTGAAGATCTTCGTGATATGTTCGGTGGATTTACAACCGATGATATTTTTACTCAAAACTGGGGTCTTAATCTAGACATTGTTGTTAACCAAACGGTTGAACTTAAAGATTTATTGATTGGTAAAACAATTGAAGTTGTTTACACTAAACGCGGAGAATCTACTCCAAACAGGTTTAGCGTAGATCTTAACCCAGAAAAAACTAAACATCAATTAATATTTGATGGTAAGCGAGCATTTTCCAGATTAACTTTCCAAAATATGGGAAATTCTGGTAAACTTGGCGGAGGCTCAATGTTCAATCGTACATTTATTGGAAATCTATATGTTTTACTAGAGATTATTGTCCCTAGTGGAATTGATATTGATTCTTCTGGTAATATAGTAGACAACCGAGAAGTAAACTTGGACGAGTTAATTAATATTGAAAACTTAATTTTTACTTCTGTTTCTGGAACCAACTTTAAAATAAAGTCAATTAGCGCTAAATCATTTAGCGATATTAAGATAACTATTCCAGGAAGAGGCATGGGTTCGATTAATCAAAATAAAGGTGCCTATATCTTTAAAATTCACACCAAGATACCTAATTTCGATAAACTAACGGATTCTGAGAAGCTGGATCTAATAAGCCTAATAAATAAGACTAAATAGGTGTCAACTTGTCACTTGTTGCGAATTATTTCTATCGATATGATATAAATAATAAAAAAAATCAGGCAACGTGGTCCTTACAGGCGTAAACGAAATTACAAAAACCTCAGATATGCTCTTCATTATAGAAAGAGTAAATGAAGGTTTAAACTCAGCAAAACTAGATAATGGTGATATCGTTATGGAAGGTGTTTGTGCAGTATTTGACACAAAGAATAACAACAACCGTATCTACGAAAAAGCCGAGTATCTTCCTCACCTAGAATACCTAAACGAGAAAATCGAAAGAGGTCAATTATTTGGTGAGTTAGACCACCCTCAAAATTTTGACGTTTCACTTAAAAATGTTTCTCACGTAGTTGAGAAATTATGGTACGATCAAAATTCTAATAACGTAAAAATTAAAGTACGTCTGCTAAATACACCAGCTGGCCAGATTGCAAAAACTCTAGTTGAGTCAGGCTGTACAATTTCAACTTCATCAAGAGCAGCTGGCCAAGTAATGAATGAAGGTAAAGTAAAAATCCAAAGAATATTCACATACGATCTAGTAGCTGAACCTGGTTTCAGCGAAGCCGTTCTTAGGAGATCAGTTAATGAGAGCTTCCAAAGCAATTACTCTATGCTTTTCGAATCTTTGGAAAATATTAAATCTACGTCAATTGTAAATAAATTGGTTGATATTTCTGAAAGCTTAAACCTCGAGGAATCAATCAAAGTTTATAAGATAAATAATGAAGAGATAGTACAAACTATGGAAAATAATAACAAACACATGACTAATGAGTTTGTAACGAAAGAAGCATTCAACCAATACTCTGAACTTGTTAAAGGCAAGTTTGACGCACTTAAAGAGAGTGTAGATAAAATGGTTGATAACTTCGCAGTTACCGAAGAAGACCAAGAGGAAGATCCAACTTTGGTTGAAGATCCAAATGCTGAAAAAGAAGAAGCGCCTGCAACTAATGAGCAATTGGTTGAATACGTTAACTATCTTTCAAGCGAGCTAAGTAAAGTAATTGAATACAACAATTACCTTTCTGGAATGATGAACAAATCAATTAATTATTCTGAGCATGTTGCTGAGAAAGTTAATAAAGTAATTGATTATTCTGATTATCTTGCAGAAAAAGTTGAACAGGGTATTGGCTATGCTGAATACGTTGGAGAAAACTTAAATAATGCAATTGATTATTCCGAGCATATTGCTGAAAACGTAAACAAAAATATTAAGTACACAGAATACTTAGCAGAAAACCTTGATAAAGGAATTCAATATTCTGAGTATGTTGCTGAAAAATCAGAACAAGGTATCAGATACACTGAATACGTTGCTGAAAACTTAAAGCACTCTATTGGTTACGCTAACTATCTTGCTGAGAATCTAGAAAGAGGAATTAAGTATTCTGAGTATATTGCAACTGAATTAAATGAAGGTAAAGCAGGTCTTTCTACTAAAGCTGCCTCTGCATTTAGCCAAATCGAAAAATTAGACGAATCTGTAAACTACCAAGTTTCTGAAGGTACTAATGTTACTGATATTGTAAGTTCAGTTAATTCAATTGTTAAGCACATTAAAGATAATTCAGCTAAATCTGTATTAGAAAGCAGATATCCATTCTTAAAACTTCTTAACGAAGGTAATAAGTCAAGATTCTTTAATTTAGATCAAACTCAAAAAACTGCTATTATTGAAGCTCTTTCAGGTGCAGTTTACTTCAAAGAAGAAGATGTTCTTCAAATCATTGAATCAGTTCTTAACAAACAACAAGAAAACATTCCTAACTTAATTAAGTTCATGCCAGCTAAATTCAAAGATATTTTTGAAAGCATGACCCCTGCTGAAAAGAGCCGCTTAGAAGCTCAAGCTTCTTTAACTGTTCTTAACACTCCTTACCAAGTTAAAAACTTCTGGGAAAGCAGAGATTTAAGAGGAATTAATGAAAGAATTTATTTCGAAAAACAAAATAAAAATGCGCAACACATCAACGAAAGCCAAGGTAGAGAAGGTTTTATCTCGATTGAGAAAGTTGCGGAACATCAAAGAGGTTATGGTAATGCATACCTCGACGCTCTAAAAAGAAGAGCACAAAACTAAAAAATTTTTAAAACAAAATGTCTACAAAAGTATTTAAAAGACTAAACGATTCTTCTGTTAAGTCAACTTGGACCCCAGTTTTAGAAAGCTATGGTGTAAACGCAGATTCACGTCCTTGGTTAGTAGATTATTGCCACTATCACGCAATGTTCGAAAACGCTGGTGCGATCAATGAAGCTTCAGTTGCTCCAGGCTTGTTCTATCAACAACCAGGTTCTATCAGTGCAATCGGTAACCCATTAGCTCCTACAGCTGCAGGTGCTGCTGGTTCAGGTGATAAATTCCCAAGTTTATTGCCAGTTGCTATTCAAGTAGCAGCAAAAACAATTGGTTTCGACCTAGTTGGTGTAGTTCCTATGGACTCTCCAGTTGGTTTCTTACCTTATTTGGATTATGTTTACCAAGGTGGTAACACAGATAAAGGATATGCTCCTTATTTGTTCAAAACTGCTAAAACTGATGGTGCTATGACAACTATCGACGGTGCTCAAGCTGATTGGTCATTCGTTAAAGTTGGTGTTAGCCGTCTTGATGGTAAAAACATCTACAAAGTTGTAGCTGAACCAGATGACGCAACAACAACTTTGATCTCAGTAGTTGATGACGCTGAATTAGTATCTGCTTTAGAAAACCACATCTCTGGTTTCACTTCTTTAAGTGATGCTGATTGGGCTGACGGTTCTCCTGCAGTTTCTGGTCCTTTCTTAGGTGGTTCTGAGTACACTCAGACTATGTCAAGAGGAACTGGTGAAACTAACAAATTCCGTCAAATGGGTCTTAAAATGTTCACTAAGTTCGTAGAGGCTAAAACTTCTCAAGTTTCTATCTCTGCAACAGTTGAGCAAATCCAAGATCTTAACAGAGTTTGGAATTTCGACGCAATCTCTATGTTAGAGAACGTTGCAGTTAATGAGCTTGCTCAAACTATCAACAAAGAAATCGTTTCTAAAGTTAAAAACTTAGCAACAACTCACGCAACTGCAGCTGCTTCAGCTGAAGGTTACGTAGCTAGTGTTAACGTTCAACCAGGTTCTGGTACTTTCGAAAACGTAACGACTTCTCAAAGAAAATTAGTTACTAAGATTCTTGAATCTGCTAACTTAATTTACCACAGAGCTCGTTTCGGTGCTGGTACTTTCGCAGTAGTTTCTGCTAAAGTTGCATCTGCTATGGCTGATGCTGCTGGTTACTCTATCGCTCCTTTCAACAATGATTTAGGTTCTGCTGCTGGAACTCTTTACCCTGCTGGTAAAGTTCACGGTTTAACTATCTATGTTGATCCTAACTTAGCGTTCAATAACAACACTGTTCTTATCGGACGTAAAGGTGCTGACGAAGAGCCAGGACTTAAATTCATGCCTTACATCATGGCAGAATCTCTTCAAACTATTTCTGAGGGTACTTTCTCTCCGAAAATCGGTATGAAGTCAAGATATGCATTGGTTGAAGCTGGATGGCATCCACAAACTCAGTATGTTCAATTCGATATCACTACTAACGGTGTTAACGGTGGACCAACTGGTTTAGCTTTCTTAGGTTAATCTTAATTGACTTAATAATAAAAGTAAAGCCCTCTTCGGAGGGCTTTCTTATTTTAAGAGGTCAGATAAATAACTAAAATAATTGTCTAATTAGGTAATTATAAAAAGAATTTAATCTGAGACCCCTGTCGGCCTTGATATTATTTTAATATGAATACTCATATTGAAGGATTGAAGAGACCAGGAGTGACCAGAGAAGATCGAGTAATTAAAAAAAGAACACAATAAAATGGCAAACCCAGTATTGTCTTACACAGAGTTCCTAAATGAAAAAATCAGTCACAATATGGCAACTATGCCAGCTGCTGGTACAAGATTAGGAAAAAGCGTTGATCCTAAAATGGCTAAATTAGATATGCCTAAAGGTTCTAGCGTTAAAAAATCAGTTGACGCTAAAATGACTGATCTTAAAGCTGCTAAAGGTTCTAAGATTTCTAAATCAGTTGATTCTAAATTAGAAGCAGCTAACCCTAAAGGTAAAGCTATTTCTAAATCAGTTGATCCAGGTTTTGGCAACTTAGTTATCAAAGGAAAGGCTATCTCTAAGTCAGTTGACCCTAAGATGGCTAACAAGCAAAAATAATTAAAAACTCGATGAGGATTACATTAAGTATACCTCGCAGCATTGTTCAGTACATGGACGAAGTTAGCGTGCCAATGCAAGAAAGAGCAGAGCTTTATGAAAGATTTGTATCATATGCAACTGGTCTAATGACTGGCGACGAACTTGATCGTTTTGAATCGTATGCATCTGATCATGAATCAGAATATGCTAGCGAATCAAGATCAATGACATTCGAGTCTTTTATTGCAATCAATGAAAAATCCAGAAATTCTCTTAAAGAATTAGTTGGAAAGGACGATGAAGAAGAATTGGACCTTGATGATGCACGTCGTATTGGAAAGAAAGTTTCTAAAATGACTGGCGATGATCGTAAGAAATTTGTTGGAATTATTAACTTCATGGGTGCAAGCTGCAGAATATACAATGAAATTTGGGCAAATTATAAACCAGTTGACCCAGAAAGAAAAGATTCTAATAAAGGTAAAGCCTTTAGAGGAGAAAAACCACAAGCATAATTAAATGAGCGTAATTTGCGAAATTTTTCAAAGTCATGAGCTTAAATGGCAAGTCCAAGACTGTGAGCCAAAATGGAATCAGAATGATCAAAAGACCGTTCTGCATAATTTTAATGTGTACCCTGATTTGGATTTCGTAGATGCACATGGTACCTCAACTTATGTTAAATACACTGGAGCCGATAAAATTCGAGAATTACTTCTAGAAATTCACAAAGTAGTTTGTGGACATGTTAATTCTAAAAAAGGTAAAGAAGAGCCTGCCAAAAACGAAGCGCTAGAGCTTCCAGCAGGTGGATCAAATTTACCTGCAGTTCAGGGAAGTAAGGAAGTTGCAACTATTCAAAAGCCAGGTTTGCCGGCAGTAACACAAAAGGCTGGTTTACCGGCAGTTACACAAAAACCCGGATTGCCTGCAACTATTCCGTATGATGCAACTCAATATGCAAAGGAAGCTGAGCCAGAAGATCAAAAACTTTTACCTGCACCAAACGAATCTCTTTTTTATTGTTTAACAATGGAAGACGATTCTAAAGTAATACATACAGTTGAAGTTAAAGCTGGAACTGAACAGCCTACTGCCGAATCTCTAGTTGGAACCCAAATTGAAGAAAAAGGAAAG